AAAATGGTTTCCGATGAATTTGAAATTTTTGAAAATATATTAAAAGAAAAAAAAGAATTAAATTTAGATGAGTGGAATGATCTCTGTAACTAAAAAGAACGAAGTGTATTTAAAAATAAACACAGACGCAAGTACTGATCAAGAGATATCAGACTTTTTTACTTTTGAAGTCCCTGGAGCTAAGTTCATGCCACTATATAGAAAAAGAATGTGGGATGGAAAAGCAAGACTTTATAGTTTATATACAAAAGAGTTATATGTTGGATTACTTCCTTACTTAAAAGAGTTTGCTAGTACATTAGAATATGATTTAGAAGTAGACATACCTGAAATAGGAGAAACATGTGATGTCAAAGAACTCACAGATAACCTTAGACTCCATTCTGGAGGAGACTCAATCCAAATTAGAGACTATCAACTCGAAGCAGTTAATCATTGTATTAACAATGGGAGAACTTTATTGTTATCTCCTACTGCTAGTGGTAAGTCCCTTATTATTTACGCTCTTATTCGTTACCATCAAGCTAGGGGGCGTAAGCAACTTATTGTTGTTCCTACAACTTCTTTGGTAGAACAGATGTACGGAGACTTTCAAGATTACGCTAGTGCAGATAGTTGGAAAGTACAAGAGAATTGTTATAGAATATATGGTGGCAGAGATAAAACTAATGAAGCACCTATTACAATAAGCACATGGCAGTCTATATATAAGTTTCCTAAAACATGGTTCAAAGACTTTGATGTTTTTTATGGTGATGAAGCACATTTATTTAAGGCAAAGTCTTTAACAACATTAATGAATAAATGTACAAACACACCTTATAGAATAGGAACAACAGGAACATTAGACGGAACAAAGACTCACAAGTTAGTATTGGAAGGAACATTTGGTTCAGTTCACAAAGTAACAACAACAAAAAAGTTAATGGATAATAAACAACTTGCTAATTTAAAGATTGTTTGTTGTTCTTTAAACTATAAAGATGAAGAAAGAAAAGATATGAAAAAGAAAACATATCAAGAAGAAATAGATTGGCTCGTTACAAACCCTGAACGTAATGAAATAATAAAAAATCTAACAATAGCACAAGAAGGTAACACTTTAGTACTGTTTCAGTTTGTAGAAAAACATGGTAAGGTATTATATCCATTAATTGAAAAAGCAGTAGATAAAGATAGGAAAGTATTCTTTGTATATGGTGGAACAGACACAGAGGTTAGAGAAGAAATAAGAGCAATAACAGAAGGACAAAATGATGCAATTATAATTGCTTCGTATGGCACGTTTTCAACAGGCATAAATATAAGGAACCTTCATAATATTGTTTTTGCCTCTCCTAGTAAGAGTAGAATTAGAAACTTACAGTCAATAGGTAGAGGTTTAAGACGAGGTAATAAGAAGGTTGTATGTAACTTGTTTGATATTGGTGATGACTTATCGTGGAAGTCTCACAAGAATTACACATTAAACCACTTAATAGAAAGGATTAAACTATACAACGAAGAGGGTTTCGATTATAGATTAAAGAAAATAGATGTCAGAAGTTAGCATAATAAAACTGAGAGATGGTTCCACTTTAGTAGGAAAAATTACTGAAGGAGAAAATACAGTTGAAATTGAACATCCTATTGAGCTAGTCCCAGGACTTGCTTTACCAGGATTAGGTAATATTATTGGAGAACAGATACATTTGAAACCATGGATTGCTATTGCAGAAGATGATATTTTTACAATAGAACGTAGAGATATTATTACAAGAGCAAGTTTGAATACTAGGTTTATACCTGGGTACAAACAAATGGTTCAACAAATATATCATAGTGAACAGCGATGGGGAGGAGATTTTATAGAAGAAGGTGAAAGAGGTTTACCTGAACTTATCCCTGACGACAAACTAGACTTAGATGCAGATCTACTAACAGAATTAGCAGATGCTGTTTTAAATAAAAAGATACATTAATTATGGAGATATCATGGCAAGGAAAAGAGATCCCAACTCAGCTCATTATATAAACAATAAAGAGTTTTTAGAAAAAATATCTGCTTATCGTGAAAGACGAATTGAAGCAGAGGAAAGTGGTGATCCAAAACCACAAGTAACAGAATATTTAGGTGAATGCTTTGTTAAAATAGCAAATCACTTAGCATATAAATCAAACTTTGTAAATTATACATTCAGAGATGAAATGATTTTAGATGGTATTGAGAATTGTCTTACATATATAGACAATTTTAATCCTGAAAAGTCAAACAATCCTTTTGCATATTTTACACAAATCACATACTACGCATTCATTAGACGTATCCAGAAAGAGAAACGACAACAGGAAACTAAAATGAAATATATTAAAAGTCTGGACCTTAGTGAGATAATGGACCAGGGTGCAGATGGTAGTGATCATACAAATGAATATTTAGATTATATGAAAGGCATTATTGAACAAACAGAAGCAGATAAAGAGAAAGATGCTAAAGAAAATGAAGGTAAGAAGATACCTAAAAGAAGACCTAAATATTTAGATGAAAAGATTAAAAAAGAAGAAGAAGAAGCAAAAAGGGCAAGTAAGGGCTAGATTTTTGCCTTTACTTTAATATATAATATCATATTATGAAACTTAGATATTCGGAAGTATTTTATAGCGTACAAGGTGAGGGAAGATGGGTAGGTGTTCCTAGCATTTTCTTACGAGTTTTCGGTTGTAACTTTGAGTGTAGAGGCTTTGGACAACCAAGGGATAATATTATTCCTGTTGAAGAGATGCCATACATGACAGACGAACGCGCAAACAAAGATCACGAGTTTGCATATACCACAATAGAAGAATTGCCTGTTACACCTTTAGGGTGTGATAGTTCTGCCTCTTGGGCAATGAAATATAAACACTTACAGAAAACTGAAACAATAGATGAGGTTTTTGAAAATACAATTAAGTTATTACCTAATAATAGATTTGATGAGAAAGAAGATATCCATATGGTAATTACAGGTGGCGAACCATTATTAGGTTGGCAAAGATGTTGGCCAACATATTTAGAAAAATGTAGAGAGGCAGGTTTAAAAAATGTTACATTTGAAACAAATGGTACACAAGATTTACAGCAACAGTTAATAGATTATTTTAACAATGATGCAAAAGATTTACATGTAACTTGGAGTACATCTCCTAAGTTAAGTTTATCTGGTGAAGAACAATTTGATGCTTTGATACCTGAGGTATTAGTAGGCATGAATGAAGTAGAGAACAGTTACTTATATAATAAATTTGTAGTTAGAGATATGAGTGACTTTGAAGAGGTTGATATTTTTGTTGGAGAGTACAAAGACGCAGGAGTAAAATTAGATGCAGTTTATTGTATGCCTGAAGGAGCAACTTTAGAACAACAAACTCTAACTGCAAAAGGTGTTGCAGAAGCATGCATGGAAACAGGATACAAATATAGTCCTAGATTACATATAGATTTGTTTGGTAATGCCTGGGGAACATAAACATGAAATGGTGGCAAATATTATGGAAGCAAAATCCTAAGGAGGATGTGTGGAAAGATCCTGATCCAGCAGAATTAAATATTGATAATGCTTATAAGACAAGATGGATTTGGTATCATACTATATTAGCAGTTGAATTATTTTTAGTTATTGTAATTCAGTTATTAATATTTTTATTATTAGCGTTAAAATTATGAGAGAAAAGACAGAATCAGAAATATTACAAGATGAATTAGAACCTATTAATCATTCAGAACCTAACGATAAACTATATAATACTTGGGATCATGTGAGAGCATTAGTGTATCATATATACGTCAATATTATTGCTGAAAAGAATGACGGAGCAGAACATTACAAACATATTGTAGGTGTATCAAGGGGTGGTTTAATACCAGGAGTTATGTTATCTCACATGCTGGGGGCTACTTTTAAACCTTTAGTATGGCAAACCAGAGATGGAAAATTTAAAGACACATTAACAGCTATAGAATTACAACATAGCAAAGAATTAGATAGAACATTATTTGTAGATGATATATGTGATAGTGGTCTCACAATAAAACAAATAAGAGAGTGGATACCAGAAAGTCAATGGGCTGTATTACACCAAAAAGCAGAAATAGATCTTGATTTTGTGGGCAAGAGGCTCTATAATAATACACAATGGATAGTTTACCCATGGGAGACAAATTAATGAAAGTAAGTGATAAAATAAAACAACGCTTAGATGTAGATGGCAAAAGATATTTTGCTTGTGATAACATTTCAAAATATATACATCCAGGAGAGACTGTAGAGTTAATAGAAGAACTAGAAGAACAGTTTGAAAATGTTTTACAAAGTCTCATAATAGACACAGCTAATGATCCTAACAGTAATGGAACAGCACACCGTCTAGCAAAGATGTATGTAAATGAAATTATGGGGGGTAGGTATAGGAAAGATCCTAGGATTACAGCATTCCCTAATGATGGACAATACGATCAGTTGATTGTGGTTCGAGCAGATATTAAAAGTATGTGTTCACACCATCACCAACCTGTTAGTGGTACATGTTATATAGGTTGTATGCC